GCAGTGGACAGGCGGGCCGAAATGCGCAGCCGGCTATGGCCGGTCGGTGCGGTGGATCAGGGCAGCTTGGCGTAGCGCGTGATTTCGCCTTGCAGGGCCAGGGACACGTTGTTCACCATTTCCTGGTCCTTCACGGTCACCGGCGCCTTGTTGAAGAACAGCTGGCCCGGGTAGTACAGCGTGGAGCCATCCTTGAGCACCAGGCGGATCACCTGGAGCACGCCGCTGTCGTTGGCAGCCACCAGGGCGTCATACGCGGCCGTGCCGGGTTGGTAGGAGATGGTGAAGTTCAGGCGCTCGGGGTTGGTGCCCGTGAAGTAGTCGTAGTCCTTCTCGTAGTCGATGTAGCTGGTGGTGCCGTTCTTGGGGTCGCCACCGGTCAGTTCGAAGGTGGGAATCTTGGGCAACTGGGTCCAGGCCGTGATCGCGCGCCCCGTTCCAGGGCCGCCGCCGTCAGGAAAACGGTCCAGGTTGGTGGTGTTCAGCCCTTCAATGGCGAACTCGTCAGTGGTGGGGCTCGCGACGCGGCGCACGCTGTTGTCGGTGCGCGGCCAGCCGTTGTTCAGCAGGATGATGCCGCCGGCAGAGAGGCCGTGGGCCGTGGAGCTGGCCTCGGCCGGGTTGGCGTTGGAGATGTCCGAGATGGTGATCGCAGTCGCGAGCGTGGTTGCCAGGGCGACCTGCGCGCCATTGGGCAGTGGTACGGATGCCATAGAGGGCCTTTCGAAAAAAAGCCCGCGTGGTGCGGGCGGGGTCTGCCCTCATCGGGCGTGAAAAAGCCACCCAAAGGTGGCTCAACTCTTCATGCGTAACAGCGCCAGGGGATGCGGACGGGCACAGACCAGTACCCGGTGTCCTCGTATCCTTCCTGGACGTGCGGGTAGTCGCGGACCGTGACCACCAGGTCGCCGTAGGCCATTTCGGTGCCGTCGATGAAGTGCGCGGCGATGCCAGCGGCGATCTGGTCGTAGACCGCCACGTCTTGGCCCAGCGGCTGCACCAGCGTGACCATCAGCGATCCGGTGCGCCGGTGCGGCTCCCCGTCGCCCAGGAACAGGCGCACAGGATCAGCGCTGACGCGGCCGACACGCAGGAATGGCTGCGGCAGCCCGCCGGAGCTGGGAACCTGGAACGTCTGCCCGGGCCAGGCCCTGGGGTAGGCCATGGGCAGCGTGTCGATGCGGCTCTTGAGGGCCAGCCAGATGGATGGCTCGATACCTGCGCTCATTGACGGCCCTCCACGGCGCCCTGGATCTCTTTCGCGGCCTGTGCCACGATCTGCGGCCATTTCTCGATGGCGTATTCCAAGAAATAGCTGCCCTGCTGGTTGAACACCCGGCCCAGCTTGTCTGCGCCGACGAAGCCATAGTTCTGCCGGCGCGCGTAGATGGCCTGGTAGCCAAGCCAGATGGGCTGATTGAGCTTCAGGGTGGCGATGACCACGCCCACGGTGGTGCCGGCTGTCGGCGTGGTGCTGGTCTTCGGCATGCCTTGGGTCGATGCCACCAGGGACTTCGAGAGAGCTGTCGTCAGCACTGGCAATCGACCGCCCTGGGCCTTTGTCCTGGTCATCTCATCCGCCAGCAGCTTCACGCTGCGCCGGTAGATGGCCTCCATGCGGGCCTCGGTCTGCCGGCCCCATTCGGTCAACTGGTCTGCAAAAGCGCCCATCAGGTCAGTCCTCTGGTTGGGTCCAACTCGTAAATGCAATCGCACCCGCAGCGGATGACATGCCGCGCGCCGCCCCTGGGGTCATGCGGGTACTGCAGCTGCGCGCCGTCAGGGAACACGAACGGCGTGAACAGGCCCTGCACCGACTTCCCGGACTTGGCCAAGTGGTCGGGGCGGTGGTAGATCGAAGCGCCGCGCCGGTGCTGCCACGTCTTCTTGATCGCCATGGGGTCCAGGCCCTGGGATTCGACCAGCTGGCGCCATTCCTCCATTCGCGCGGACATCACCGCGTTCGCGGTCTCCGTCTCGGCCACCGTGTCGGCCCGGGCCTTCAGCAGCGCATTTCGGTACTGGCGCTCGCTGATGGCCCTCTCTGCGTCCGGCACGGCCTTGCCGGCCTTGTAGGCCTTCAGAATCCGTTGCTCCGTGGCCGTGTTGACCTGGTAGCGCACCGACAGCGTGCCGTCGACGTGCTCGATCACCAGAGCCCGGACGCCCTCTGCCGTGCGCATTCCTTCGGTCACGGCCTGCAGGCGCGCGGCGCGCGGGCCGTCCAGTCCCAGCACCCCACCCTCGCGGGCAGTGCCGCCAGTGGCCCGGCCGACCAGGTCCACGGCGATGTTGCGCGGTCCCTGGCCCTGGGCGTAGCCGGCTTCGATGACGCGGCGCGCCACCTCTGCCTGCTCCTGGCTGAACCCAACCACGCGGCCGGCCACGTTCTCGGCAATCCACTCCTGGGCGCCGGGGCTGGTCATCCGGAAGCGGTTGCCAATCCCGGCCAGGCCCTGCGCCTGGATCTGCGCTGCGGTCGATGCACCAGCCTTGGCGTAGGTGTCGGTCATGACCGAGCTGTACTCAGCCCAGGCGGCCGGGTCAATGTGCAGCGCAGCGATGGCGGCTGGCGTGTCCATGCGCGCCAGCGCGTCCAGCAGCGCGCGCCAATCCACGTTGGCCTGCAGGTCCGTCACCGAGGCCATGAAGGCGCGGTGCACCTCGGGCCGCAGCTCGGCGATCAGCAACGCGAACAGGCGCGCCTGGGACATCGTGGGGCGCGTGGCCATGACCTACCCCCTGATGAAAAATTTGACCGCAGACACTGTGCCTGCGGCTGGAATGCGCTTGACGCCCAGGATGTGCACCGGGAAGCCGTCCACTGACAGCACATCGCCGGCTTGGTACTCCATCCTGGGCGCCTCGCAAATTGCTTGACGGTCGGATGCCAGGAGAACAGCCCCGCCCATCTCCGCGCCGACCAGCTGCTGGCTGATGCCGCTCACTGCGCCGCCAAGCGTCTCGGACTGCACCACCGGCTCCACGGGGTCCCACGGATTCGGGCCGGGCGTGCCGGGCGTCTTGCGCGTCAGCACTATCGTTCCTTGACCAAGGCCACCCTGGGCCGCTGGCCGCACCAGGCGCCGCGTGGTGCCCTGCAGGCGTGTGTAGATGTCAGCCATCAGATCACCCTGAACAACGTGTCCATGCGCCGCACGTTCCGGCACAGCCACGGAGCCACCATGCCCCCGATGATGGCGTCAGCGACGATCCCAGACGCTGCGCCGTTGGCGGCCGCGTCCTTCTCGCCGAAGTACTCCACCTCGATCACATCGACCTTTTCTCGCTTCACGACGCGGTTCGGGTCGGTGGTGCCGGTGGCCCAACCCGGGTTGCTGGCTTCGAGCCAGGCCGCCCGGTAGCTGGCATTGATCCAGGCCGGCGGGATCAGGTCCTCGGGCACGGGCTGGCCGTTCACACGGTGCCCAGCGCGCGGCCAAGCCAGCTCTTGCTCGAATCCACCGGCACGATGGCTGCACTGCAGCCGGGCCTCGTAGGCGGCATCCACGTAGGCGCTGCCAATCTCGCGCAGCGTCGCGGGCGTGGCGCCCTGTGGCAGGGCCAGGCCCTGGGCCGTCAGCCAGGCCGTCAGGCCCTCATCGGTTCCGTATGCCGCCATGGTCAGGCCTTCTGCAGCTTGACGATCTCTTCCGCCACGCGCTTGTCGGACCAGCGTTTGTCCGCGGGCTTGCCGGCCAGGGCCTCGTACTGGGCGCGCGCGTCAGCAGGCTCAGCAGGCTCAGCAGCAGCATCGACGCCCTGCAGGTCCTCGGCGGCGCTCGGCTCCGGCTCCGGCTCCGGCTCCGGCTCCGGTGCGGGTGCGGGTGCGGGTGCCTCAGCATCCTCCACGCGCACGGCCATGCTGGCAGCCAGCAGGTCCAGGTACTCGCCGGAAAACTCGCCCTCGACGCTGTCAAAGGCCGGCAGGCGCACCGGGCCATCGACGCCCTGCAGGTCATAGGGGCTGTTGGTCAGGTTCGTGATCTTTTTCATGGTCGCTCCAGGCATAGAAAAGCCCACTGCGGGGCAATGGGCTCGGTATGCCGGGTCAAGGGCCGCAGCCCTCAACCCAGGCCCGTCAGGGGGTGGGCGGTTCGCTGATCTGGTCCAGGTAGCGCATGGCCACCGTGGTCAGCAGCTCGACGCCGCCGGTGCGGAAGATGCCGGGCACCGAGTAGTTCAGCGGACCGTCTTGCCAGACCGGCAGGAAGCGGTGAGGCATGGGCAGGTGCAGCTTCACGTACTCGCCGTCGTTCTTGTAGGCCACCATGCGGCCCGTGGTGCCGTTGGCGGCGCCAGTCCCCAACTCGCGCACCGTGCGGATGGTCAGGGGGCGACCGGTTTGCATGGTGTAGAGGTTGGTGCGCAGCACGAACGACAGGATGGTCTCCGTCGTCGTGGCGCTGTAGGGCGTCGCTGCGATGTAGTTGTAGGCCTCCACGGGCAGCAGGATGGTGTCTGCCAGCTCGGTCTCGAAGGTGGCCAGCGAGATGCCCTGCAGCGCGATGTTGATGTCGCGCACGATCTGGGCCGGGGTCTTCTGGCCCACGCCAGCCGCATTCACCCACAGCGTGGAGCTGCCGGTGCCGTCCGCCGGAGCGTTGACCGTCACGACCCCGCTGTAGTTGATCAGGCCGCCCATGCCCTTTTCCGGGGCGCCCTTCAGGGTCAGGTCGTACATGAACTTCGTGTACGCCAGGCGCGCGGCCTTGGCGCGCCGATCCGGCAGGCTTGCGCCGGGGAAGCCCATGGTGCCGTTGACTTCCTCGATGTTCCACTGGTAGCCGATGGCAGCCAGTTGGAAGGTCCTGGTCTGCATGTCCTGGTTGACATCAGCCAGAGGGATGTCCTTGGCATAACCGGACTGCCAGTTGGCACGGCCGCTCATGTCGGACGTGTACGTCAGGATGCCAGGCGCCCACTCGGGCCCTTCGCTGTCCACGAAGATCAGGCGGCCGAAATCCCAATCGGGATAGCGCGCCTCGTAGACCTTCTGATTGACCTTGTAGGCTTGGGCGGTGACGAACGCGAGTGCTTGTTGGTCGTTGAATTGGTGCATTTTTTAGGCTCCCGAAACGGAAAGCGAAGGAACGGGGCGGCGGTAGCGGACGACGCCGACCGCGCCGCTGACGCCGTCTTCCTCGAACTGCGCGCCGGGGATGGTCACCACGGTGGCGGACTGGGCAGCGCCGGTCCAGTTGTTGGCGGCCGTGTTCCAGCGGGCGGCCTGGCCCTTGGTCACATTGGCGCCCAGCAGCACGCCGATGACGCCGGATTCGCAGATGCCGACGTTGTCGTACTGCGCGTAGGAGTCGCCGGTGTGAGGCAGGACCTGCGATGCCTCGGTGATGCCCAGCACGTTCTCGCCGGTGGTGGCCGTGATCTGGACGCAGGTGTGGGCGCCGGTGCCGGGCTTGACCGGGACGCCGAAGCCCAGCGTGCCCGATCCTTCCTTGGTGCGGGTGAAGGTGTTCCACTCTTCCATGTTGACGCGGCGGCCAACAGCGAAGGGGGCGATGCTTTCCTTGAACTGAATAGGCATGGTGTGTGCACTCCTTTACTGGTTGCGCCAGGCGTTGAGGTCCGTGTTGGCCTTGGCCAACGCCTTGTCGGCCAGGGACTGGGCGTCACCCACGTTGACCACGCCGTTGCGCAGCGCGGTGGCCACGGGATTCGTGGTGGCGGCGTCCTTGGCCAGGGCCTTGAACATGCCGGTGATCTCGGCGTCGCTGGCGTCCTTGACGATGCCGTCGCCCAGCTTGGCCAGCACAGCGGCTTTGCGCAGCTCGGCGTCGGTCTTGCCCTTGGGGTCGATGCTGGCGTCCATGGCCTTGACCTGGCCCACCAGCTCGGTGCGCGCAGCCACCAGGGCGTCCACGTCGATGACCGATGCGTCCTTGGCCTTCTTGACTTCGGCCTTGAGCTTGCCAATTTCCTCGTCCTTCTCTTCGTCGGACTTCTTCTTCGCTGCTATGGCGTCGGCCAGCTGCTTGGTCATGTCGGCCTTGTAGGCCTCGATCACGGCGGCGGCATCTGCGGTCAGGCCCTGGGCAGCCTTGTCGCCCAGAACCACCGTCTTGGTTTGATCGCTCATGCGACCCTCCTTCACAGTTGTGGGCGAAATGCCCGGTTGAAAATCTTGGACAGGGCTCGCGCCCCAGGAATCGCCGATGCGTGCCTTCTCGCCGGCGCGGCCCTTGGGCACCAGGGCGAGGTGGTTGTAGCGAATGCCGCGCTGCTCGAAGTCGGCCTCCAGGCCGTCGCGGGCCGGGACGATGGCGGCGCTGTAGCCCATCGAGATTTCCTGATGTGTCGTGCGCGCGGCCTTGGTCGCGCCGGCGTCCTTGATCATGGGATTGACCACGATCCATTCCGGCTCGGTGCTGTAGGCATCGCCCACCTCCCCCACAGCCAGCTTCTGCCAGTTCGCAGAGGTGACGTCCTCGGCTGGGTGGTCAACGGTCACAGGAAGGCGGGTGATGCTGGCCAGGGAGTCCTTGGCGAACACCTCGTCCGGATGCCGGTAGACCCGCACCACGTCGCCAGGCTTGAAGCCGGCATCCCGCGCCACGTCGCCCAGCTCGCTCGCGTAGTACAGCTGCAC